GGCGCGGTTCCCAGCCCGGGGCCGATGAGCAGGGCGGAGTAGCCGTTTACGGCCTTCACTCCCGCACGGGGGCAGCTAACCCCCCTCCAGCTTTAGTAAGCCGGAGCAATCCTGAATTTAAGTCTAGCCGCTTCAGGGCGGCCGGCGTAAACCAGGTGATCAGCATCAGTTTCAACTTGGATAAAGGGGCCGTAAGGCTCCTTCGCCCAATCGTCGCGGTTGTAAATCGCGACGGGCAAGGTGAAACCAAGCGTCTTCATCAGTGCTGGCGCTCCGTCAATCTCCGAAAGGTGACGACGATAGCGAACTACCATACCCCCTACTAAAGGGACGTGGAGTTTCGGACAGAGTTTGTAGGCAGGGATGCCTAACACAGACTGTCTTCCCAGGATAATCGAAGAATCTGCTACAACAGGGTACGGCATGAACGAGCTCAAAAGCTCGTCTAGCCAACCTGCTGTTTCCCACAGACCTCGCCAATAGGCTTGGTTGCGGAAGGAGCTAGCAGATACCACTTGATCAACGTCGGTACGTGAAGAAGGAAGCAGGTTTCGGACGCGACATATAGTTACGTCCTCACCTGCGTAGTACTCCTTCCCACACGACTCTCTGAACTTACCAGTCCAGAAAGACTTGTGGCGATTGACTTTTAGCCCAAAGGCTTCCAGTCGATCAATCACGTATCTCGTCGCATACGTCGGGACGACGATGTCGTCGCCATAGACGCGGACCTTCCCGATGAGGAGTTTTATATCCTTCTCGGTAAGGCGGGAACCCTTAGCATCTTGCATACCCAGTAGAACGATGGTCAAGAAGACCATCGACTCGATCGGGAAGCAGAGTGCTGAACCCATAGACGAGAACCGGTTGAGGTCTATTACCCCAAAACCCGGAACATCAGCTTGCGCTGACCTGGTAGCTTGTACCGCATCATGAAGGTGCGGAAAGTTAGCCGTTAAGGTCATGACAAGCAGATTTGACACACGATCGGAGGCTTCACTTAGATCAAGTGTAGCTAGTTCACCAGTAATGGATCCCTCCAGAGCGAGAAGCTGATTAGGCTCCTGGCTCGTGGTTCCAATCAGGGACTCGAGGTAACTCGAGTCCACGCCTTCCTTTAACAAAGCCATGACCCCCTGTTGGAGGTACTGCTTATAGGTCGGCTCCTCGGCAATAATGCGAGGAGTGTGCCACGTTTTAGGAACATCAACCACCTTAGCAGGTGTTTGAGCTCCAGGTTCTTCGAAGGAGACACCGTCATAGACGGAGGAGTCGTAGTCCTTGGTAGTGGCATAAAGCCAATACGGGAAAACGTCCTCGACCTCGTGTGACCACTTAGGATTCGTGTACTTGGCGTTAGCCAGCAAACGGTCCGCAGTGGCCCCAGGGCCGTGTTTCGGAACAACCTCATAATCGCGGATCTTACGATCCGCTTGGAGGAAGACCGAAGAATACAGGAGTGAAGACAGCTGGTGGAACTCAACTAAGAGTCCACAATCAACAGACTGTTCCCATATTCCCACTTCGATATCACACTCGACGAAAGCGTTTAGTGCGGCTTGGATTTTGTCCTCGCTACACTTCAGCTCAATCTTCTTAAACAGCAGAGTTACTTGCTGGATAGAGCGGATTGCCTGGATATCAGGCTCGTCAAGAAGAGTCCCACCCGAGCGATCGAAAATGAGCTCAAAGAACCCGCCTAGTAAAACAGGTAGGTTACCTCGACACCGGAAACCGGGGAAGAGGTCAGGAGTCACCTTTCCTTCAGCTAGACCTCGTAAGAGGCCCTGTGAGAGGATAGGCAGGTCGGCGGCTAAAAACCGCAAACCCTCATTGTCGAAACGCCTCTGGATCGTTTTAAGATCCAAAGAGGTCGCAACGGAACTATATTTACCCACTTCAGTGAGTACCTTCTCAAGGAGTGTTATTAGGCTTTTCATACTCCTCCTTTCGGGGAGAGTAGTCCGAGCCACTAACAGCAGAGCTCCGGCTTAATGCCGGCGCTGCTTGTTGGTCCCCACACCGGCTACCGCAAGGTAGCCGATACCGAAGTAAATCGGGCCCAAAACGAGCAAGCCGATGACGACGCTAAACGCGTCGATCACGACTCGCCTGCCAGGACCTTCTTCAGAATGGCATTCGTAGACGCTTGAAGAAGCGTCGGAATGCTGTTCACCAGCTCGATGAGCTGGGCTTCGGTGAACGCACCATTTGCCGGCCTGACAATAGTCAGGGTCGCCGTGGCCTTCTCACTCGACTTTAGGTCGGTGAGAGGACTCGTGCTGATGATGCTGCGAGACGCAGCAACCCGGGTACGCCGAGTACCTCGCGGTTCAGTCTGCTCTACGAGCAAGCTGACCGTCTGGTCGGCGGACACGAACGTCGACGATCGGGGGTTGGAAACAACCCGAGCGACCGCGACGGGCGAGCCAATGGTAAGGCTCTGGGGATCTGCAAGTGCCATTGTGTGGCCCTCCTTGTAGGATAAGCACCAGATTTTGGTGCTCTTTTGTTGTTGTACTGGGACATGCTCGCTCCCCATTTAAGGAGCGGCATTACTATCCTTACGACAGTCGGGTTAAACCGAGCGCCGCGAGAATACCAAGTTTGTAGGCATCCCAGTCTACCTCTTGGCTTGTGATGAACCCATATGGGTTTGCCCGGACTCTTTCCTTACGGGAGAGTTGGGTTTGCGTGCGGACAAAGTTAAAGGAGTTCTTCCTCGTACTTTTCTGCACTACTTCGGCACGCACCACGGAGGCCATTGTGACCTCACGCATTGCGTAACCGTAGTTAACCACAAGGTTGTTATCCTTCGCCAGCACTGCGGAGTCTATAGAAGACCCAACGGCGATGAACCAGTCAATCAACCAGGACCAGGGAGTTAGCTCCCACAAAGCCTGTTCGGATGGACCGAGTCGAATGACTCTCTCCATCTCGTTCATCCACTTGCGATGATTAGCCAAAAGCGACTTATCAACAGGGAGATAGTACGTGAAGGCACCTGAGAAGGTGTACTTTGTACTAACAGACTGAAAAAGCTCGACGTCTCCGACGTGTGAAGTGTGCAACCTTTGGGCAGTAGAGGTCGAAGCGGCAGATGCCGCGAACCCGAACGCCTTCAAGGAAACATACTTACTCTCCAGCTGTCCCGCCTCCGTTGTAAAGAGGCGGGTTTCAACCGCAGTTGGTACGGAGTGCCGACGCCTGATAACCTTGCCCGCATCCCTCCTAATTTGGAGGAGACGGTTGGTCGCTGTTTCTAGCGCCCATAGAAGGTCAATGAGGTCATTGAACGTTGGTATAAGGCCGAACTGTAAGTTTAGCCATTCACTACCTAGCTGCGCTAACGCGTCGCTGTCACGCCGGGTGGATCGCCTGAAATAGGCGAGCATTCCGGCTAATGGTAGTGCGGGAGCCCTTTCAAGCTCCCCCAACGCTCTAAATAGATCAAAGTCAGGCTTCAGAGGATTGGTCAGTACTAGCGCACGCTTGCCGTAATCACCAGTGGCTTCGGGTTCAAACCCGTCGCCATCGATGTAGGCAGACGTTTGCTTGGTGGTACTTCCTTGACCGTTGTTCCCACCCTTGTATTTAAACAGGGGGGAAGCAGATGATTTTAAAGTCACCTGCGCGGTCATAGGCCCACTGCCTCGTTTTTTGGACGAGAGCGATGTGCCATTGAAGAACAAATTAGACTGGCCATTTGGGGTACTGCGACAGGTACGTTTCTCCAAAATAAATGGATGACCGTTATCCCGAAGCAGCTCGAATTCAGAGCCAGTAGCCTCCGCCTTTTGGGCGTTGGCACTTTTTCTGATGGCCTCCCTTCTCAGGAAGGAACCATACGGATCAATATCCGATTCGAGAACAATCTCCCCTCGCGGCTCATCTCGATAAGAGATGATCTCTGAGCTTTTCTGGAAGGCACGGCCAACGTGCTGCAGGGCGCCATTACTGACGTTCCACAGCTTCGCGGCGACGGGTTTTGTTAGTTCCCGTCTTTTATCGTAACCTTCCATTGTAATTAATGGTCCTTTCATTCATCACTGAACTCCTCCTCCTGCGGTGCACAGCACTAAGGGAGGCCACGGTTTGTGGTTGGAGTAGAAGGGTTTCCGTTGTGACGGGTCCCCGGGCGCAAGCCTGG